AGCTGGCCCCATCGGCCCTACGGGGCCGCCAGAGGGGCCGGTCGGCCCAGTCGGCCCGATCGGACCCACTGGTCCAGTTGCACCGGGCTGGCCGATGACACCGATGCTCCACGCAGAATATGAGCCCGAGCCTGATACGGTATCGGCATTGACGACGAGAGTGGCACCATCCCACGCGGTGACCTGCCCTTCCATCCAGTGGGCATTGGCATCAGAGGTCTCTGTTGCTCTGACACGCGTTCCAACCGCAACCGAGAACGCAGCCGTTGCAATAGCAAACGTAGCCGAGCCAGTCACTATACCGACTGTGCTCGTGCTCGTAGACGCCAGGGTCGAGCGCGGCGCGAGCGGAGCCGTCGTCACGACGACGCTCGTCGGATAGCGCGGATCGATGGTGATGTTCTTGATCGTCATCTTTACGGCCTAAGCAAGGGACCGACAGAGGGGGCGTGAGTGATGCCCTGCACGATGGCCAGAGTGAACTGGACACAAACTCGAGTGTTGACACCGTCGGACGCGACGATGTCCCCCACGTAGTCGCCAGGCTGCTTTAGTGCCATGATTGAGGCGGGCAGGTTGATGATCAAGTAGCCATAATCGGGAGGAGTCGCAAATGCGAGACTCCCCTCGTCGGTCGAGGCCTCGATGATGACCTCATGCTCGGTTGGCGACCTGCGGACTTGCAACTCAAAGTCGATCCCTCGAAGATCGAGCTGTGCTCCAGTCAGTGGGTCAGTAGAGTTGACCAGCCACACTATGGTGTCAATCCAGTCCTCGTAGGTACCAGTCTCGATGTCCATCGAGGCCAGCGGCAGAGCGAGAACATTGGTCTGGATAGTCATCGTGTCAGCTGACGTTGCCAGAATTGGGAATGCCATTGAACACAGCGTCGATCTGTGCGTTCGTCGTGATCGCGCCAGACTTGATCTGAGCGATGACTGAGGTCAGCGAAGTGAAAGTTGCCTCGATGAAGTCGTTGATCTTGTTAGCAGAGGTCGTGAAATCGGCGGCCGATATCGGCACCACAGTGACCGGGTCAAACTGCCAGTTGATGGTCGCGGGTGGGTTGGCCTCTGCCAGCCTGTGAGCCGTGTTGTTGATCAGCGGCAGGTCAGCCGTATCCGTCAGGAAGAGACGAGGCGTGCCATTGATCGTCGCCGTGTAGCCGCTGGAGGCATGGTTCCACTGAGCCTGATTAGCATAGTCAAGCAAGGCCCCTTGAGTGGGATTGTGAGCAGAATAAACGGCCTGCACCTGACTTATCTGCGCCGACGTCATCGACGGATCATAGTGAAACGTCCCATCCGTCCCGTAACCAAACGGCAGTCCCTGAAGACCGGCCTGCTGAAGCTGAGCACTGAACGACGGTCCGTCGATTGCATTGGTACCGATTGCATTAGGCATTGAAACTACCCTCTATAAGACAGAGTCAAGTTTACCGACACAGGCGCGCCGAAAAGACTTCCGCCGTAGTTCAATTGAAGAGTTCCAGCTGACACCCCACACAACATTGTCGCCACATGCATAATGTTTTCAGAAAGGCCGCGCTTATGACTCAGATGATGGTATGACCAAGCGTAATTACCGCCCGCATATTCGCTCTCGTACACGTCCCACGGAGACTCGGGCACCGCCGCCCCGTCATAGGCCACGCCCAATCCAAATATTGTCAGTCCCAATCCACCGCCCATACCAAAAAATTCTGCCTGAATGTCTTCATCCAACCACGAGATGAAATTATTCCGGAAAACTGTGGATGGCTCATGAAAGGCACCGCCGCTGGTAAAGACGGTCGTCGGGCTGACCATTGCCGTGACAGAGCGTTTAATCATGCGATTGAACCACGACAATACTAGACGTTGGCCATCCTGATCAACGAATTGCCCGAGCGCGTTGGTCATGGCCGCGCCAACCAGCGTGTTCATCGGCGAGCCGGACATGACCTCGATGCCGTTGGCGTCAGTCGCGTGCCCCGTCGTGAAGGCAGTCAGCTGCACGACGGGACCACTGACGCCCGACGGGGCCTGTGCATAGATGTAGTAGAACGTGTTGGCCGAGAGCCCGGCCGAGCTCAGCGAAACTCCAGCCGCAGGCAGCGGGTAGAGCACGCCGCCAATGACAATGCCACTCCCATTGTAAGGCGCCAGTACCAGGCTACCGCTGACCAGCGCCAGGTGGCAGCGACCATGAAGGCGGCCAGCCTGACGAGCACTCGCGTCGATCCACAGGACGGTCCCATCATAGACGAACAGGTGGACGTCCCCGACGACGACGTCACCCGGACCAAGCGCGCCGTGACCATTGGCCTTGACTGGAATATTCGTGTTGGCATTGACGTTGATCGTGGTCGGCCCAGTATTGGTGTTTGCGATCTTAACCAGGAACGCCGTGCCCGCCGGCATCGTCGTGATCGCTGGAGAAAAGTGGGCGTCGATGACATTCGGCGTAGCGCTATCATCCACGCAGTACGGCAGAGCCGCAAACGTGACGGCAGGAGGCGTGCCGCCAGTACCGGTCACAGAGCTGTTAACCAGCTGGAACGCCGTGCCATCGAACACCAGAGAGACGACACCGCCCGCCGGGAGGTCCCCGGCAGCAACCGGCAAGCCGTTGGTCTTCTTGATCAGGGCACGGCCGGCTCCCGCGTCGATGGTCGCAGAGCCGTCATTACTCACGGCGACCTTGACGCGCAGGATCAGGCCAGCAGTATAGGCCAGCAGCGGCGGATCATAGACGACAATGAGGTTATCAGCAGTTCCAGAGTCCGTCGCAAAATTCATGGCCTGCGAGCGGATGCCCTTCGCCATCTGCTGGAGGTCACCGTCATCTGGCGTGATCCCGCTCTTGCCGATGACAGTGACGATCTCTCTCATCGGCTCTTCAAACGCGGCCGCAGGCGGGATTGACCCCTGGATGCCGAGCGAGGGATTGCCATTAATGTACGGCGCGTCCGGATCAGTGATGCCGTATGGCTGAACGTACTTCATTACGGTGTTCCCTCCATCGGCGACAGGCTAGCATAAGACACGTCGTAGACCAAGGCAGTGTGAGCGGGCTTCCAGCGATTGAGCAGGCACTGCATGTCGTCTATGACCCCAAATCTGAGGTGGTGATCGACACCGGCCTGCCCGCTGGAGGCCCGAAACCAAACTAGTGATGGCTTGCCAATCTGGATTGACCAAGCAAAGCGCATCTCGGGAGGGCCGATGTACCATCGGAAGTGCTCATCTGGGTTCGGCCTCGTGTCTCCAGCCTGGCTGATCCCGGCCATGAACGGCGACCACTCCCTGACCACGACAGCACCATAGCCGAGCCACTCCATTATCTTCTCGAAGTAGGCGCGAGACTGGCCACCCTGCCACGTCATGGCCAAGATGAGCATCCGCTGGCGCTCACCTATCGTCGTGGCCGACGGAAAACAGGGATCTGGCAGACCCCAGTTACGCTCCCAGTCTGGCAACAGCTCAAAGGTAATGCGCGGATCACTCTCGCGCTCCAGGAGGTCAGCGGCGCGCCCATCGACAAAACCGTAGTAGTCTGCCAAACCGTTGCATGCCTTCACCAGCGTGCTAGTTATGTTTCGCGTCCAAGCCTGGCCATCCGGCAGCAGCGAGAGAAGAGCCTGAGCATAATCACTGCCACTGCGCCGCACGTGAACGTCAGACATACGTGATGTCTCCGAGCACGGCCATCGATCCAAGGTTGGGCATCACCAGATCATCCATGGTCAATTCAAAGTGGTCGACTCCTGGAGCCTCGGCAATCGCCGACGACACCCAGCTCCTCCACATCGTGACCCCCGGAGCAGCACGCAGCAGGATCATGGCGTTCAGGCTGTCCTCTATCGCAGCACGCACACCAGAATTATCTGTCACAAGATTGGAGAGCGTCACATTGAGCGGACAGGGGATAGGAGCAACCACGAAGAAGTCCTTGACGGCCACTGGCCGCTTCAGGTCGAGATACGCAGTGACAGCGTCGATGTCAATGCCGATTGGAAAACCTCCATTGTCCGCTCGCAAGTCATCCATCATGAACCGTACCGTGACTGTACCCATTCCCATCTCAAGTGGAGAGCACCACGCCCTAGTGACCCCAGGTACTTCCAGTGCCCACAGGACATAGTCGGCCTGGTCCCCACCCTGAGGAGGGTTCCGGATGCGCTGAAGAATCCGAGTTCGCAACTCATCGTCAGTCTCGGTATCGGCTCCCCCTGACATGCCAATGACCAGCACGTCGGGGTCCACGCCTGGGATGACAACGAGAAAATTCAGTGGATCACCTGGTTCGAGATTACCGTCGCTTCCGGCGATGAGCGACGTCACTGGAACTGGCGTGGGACCTCCTCCAACCGTTGTCATCTCCGTGACCTGATAGGTGGCATTCTGAATGCCAGAACCCATGAGGCTTCCAGCTGGAATGATGCTGTCAGCAACTCCAGTTGCTGCCACGCTTCCTACCGCCAGCGTGGCCTGCTTCCTGCCAACAGTCCCGTCGGCATTGACCAGCCAGATGTCTCCATGCCTGTCCAGCCACTCTGTCTCTGCCGTATCTGGAAGGAGCTGGAGCGAGAGCCAGTCAATGTACTCGAGCGTCAGGAAGCACAAGGCACCCTGAGTATCGGCCAGGACGCGAAGCACGCTGTTCGGGATCGTTGCATCACTGCCAGGGAGCGACCCATGGATCGCGTCTCTGACCAGAGATCTAATCTGCCTCAGTGTGGGAGTGCTCCACGGCATTATGACGCCATCCCCTCCCAAAGCGCTTGATACATCAAGTTGATCGCCGCACGAGGTCCTCGATAGAGACGCACTAAGACATTGAGCTGCTGCTTGGACACTCGCGTCGAGACGATCTCATAGCGGCTGGCTATCTTGTTGTCGATGAATGGTTGAAGGGCGCCTCGAATGTAATTCATGGCCATTGCCTGAGTGCTGCCAAACCTCGATTGAGAGGAGCCGAGAGAGCTTCGCTTCAGCAGCCACAACTTAGTCCCGATGGGCCATGCATTCCAAATCACGTCACCGTCCATATCGCCCCACCATCCCTCTCGATTAGTGGAATCTGGATCGGGTAGGAGGTCGGTCTCATCGGCCAGAGCATTGGTTCCCAAGGCAACCATGACCGCCGTCGCCAACGCCATGCTGTCATCCAACTCTCCAGTGAGGAGCAACCTCCAGTCGATGGTTACCTCATAGTTAGGGTACTCGCTATTGGAGTACGTCCTGACATCTATCGGGAGAGGAGTCATCTACGGCCCTCGAGATTGGCCACTCTGAGTGTCAGCGCCTGAACTGCTCTCTCCAACGCATTTATTCGCTCTGACGATTCAATCAACAGCGCCTGAACTGCTCTCTCCAACGCATTTATTCGCTCTGACGATTCAATCAATGCTCGTCCGGCCTCATCGACGTCGGCAGAGCTTCCGACCTGACCAAAGACATTCTTTGCCAGTACACCGCCCTGCAACACTACTGGCAGGAAAGAGCCCTTGTCCTTGGTACTGCCGAGATACACATTATTGTCAGGATTAACCTCCATCCCGGTCTGTTTATCGGTCAGCACGATTTGGTGCTGCTTGTTGACATGCTGAGACATCGTCCCATTGACTTCGATGAACTGGCTCGAGTCCTGGTTGTACAGCGGCTGCTGGCCATGCTTCTGCTGACCCTGCGAGGAGGAAGCCGCAGTACTGCCAGTGGCAGTGGTCTGAGGCTGAGAGCCCTGCTGCTGAGCCTTGACGAGCTGAAGGCGAAGCTTCTTGCTGTCAGGCCCAGTCCAAAAGCCACCCTCCTGAGCAAGGTGAAGCTGAAGCTGATCTACGGCCGTGCGGAACATCGCCACATCGCCCTTCGCGAGGTTCTGCAGTCGGTGACGCCTATCATCCATATTCCCGAACACCGGGAAGCTTCGATTGCCTCCCATGAACTGAACGAAGCTCTCGGCGCCGGCCGTGATCTTCCCAGCAGCGTCCATGGTCGCGTCCATCACCACGCTGGTGAAACCATAGTTCTGCGGACTCTCAATGGCCTTCCTGGCCTCGTTGACCATGAAGTTGCCCATGCTCTCCTGCATCAGCTTGGTGTCGTCGACGCCTGGAATGGTTGCCCTGGCTCCACCGGCGACGTAGGAGCGAAACGACGTGTTTGCTGGGGTTGCCCTGTGCATGGCTAATCCGTTGGAGCAATGGCCTGACCAGGCTGAGTCTGACTTGGCATCTCCGTGGCTGGGGCTGGGGCACCCACATTCAGTGGACCCTGATCCTTGAGCGCCCACGGCTGCTTCAGGTCAAGCTGAGTCTGGGTCCCGGAGTTATTGTCCTGCGTGAACGTCACGGTGTGTATCTTCATCATCATATTCAAGGGGCACATCGGAGAGTAGACGAACACATTGTCTCCCGGCCACCACAGATTAGAGTCATCTCTAAACCAGCCCTGGACGGTAATCGAGACCTCGATGCTCTCGCCCTCGTGCCACAGCGCCTCATTCTTCGCCCTGTCGAGAACCTCCTGAATGTTCTTGACCGGCTGCTCCGATGGGGTAATCAGCAGGCTCTTGTCGTAGCCCGTTCCGGCCCAGCTCCCCTCAAGCTCGCTGGCACTGACACCCCAGTTGTCATCGCTTGCCGCAGCCTGAGCCGTGATCTTATACTCTTCGTAGGCGTGATCCTTATGGAAGATGCACTGACACTTCTTGATGTTCTGGTCCTCGATGAGTTGAGTATTGAGGACCGGCATGGAGTGATCGCCAATCGCAAGAAAATTCCCGAATGAGTCTGAGCCAAGAAGTATTCCGCGAGGCCTGGCGATCCTCTCGAGAAAATCCCAGATCTGTTCACCGGGCTGATTCTGAAGCTTGTCGAATGGGATCGAATTCAGGACGCCGATTGGAATGATCTTGGTTGGATAGGGACTGACCACCTTATCGGCGACCTCCTTGAACGTCATGCCATCGAAGCTTCCGCTCTTCGTATTGACGCTGCTCCTCGCGATCGGCGCAGTATGGCTCTTGCCCTGGAGCTCGATGCCATGCTGAGCGGCATCGTAGGCGACCTGTCTCGTCTCAATGAAACCCATCAAGACATTCACGTCTCCGAGGCTAACCAGGACAGGAGTGCCAGGCATAAACTGAAGCTTGGTGAACAGGCCGGAAGGTATGTCGCGTTCCACGCTCTGAAAGCGAAAGTGCGACCACGGATCATTCCACCGAAGCTGAACGAAGACACTCTCCCAATCCTTGAAGTTTATGCCCTGAACGATGAGAGTGGCCTGCTCATATGGAACGCGAGAATTGACTGGACGCACCGGCACGGCATAGGTGGTCGCCGGTGGCAACTCGTTCGTTGGCACTTGAACTGGCTTAACCTGCTGACGCTTCGCTACGTCTGGATCAAGAGGATCGAGGAGAACAACGGCCATGTTTTCAATTCGACAAAGCCCGTCCAATTGGCGAGCAGAACGCCGGATGAACTACCTTATTCTCGCTGCGTATCTCATCGTAATGACTCGCGTCTCCATAGAGCCTCTGAGAGATGACCAGGCTGGGCAGTGGCCTCGCAAATTGATACGTCAACATGCTTGGCAAGGGACGAGCCATCACGACAAGATGATTGACGATCGCGGCTCGAAGAGAAACGATTGCCTGAAAATCCATGGGCTCCATGGTGTCGGCAATTGTCTCCTCGGCGGAATTGAACGGCTCCTGGATCTGCTCAATCAAGGCATCGACGTCCTGACGGCTCCTGAGCACCATGCCGGCAATTATCTTACCCTCTTGGGCAAGCGCCAGCTGAATGCCGCGATTGCGAACCATCGTGGCTCCCACCGACACGGGGGTCTCTGCCGTGAGCAACACCCTCACGGCCTCCATCTGCCCAAGCGTACAGCCGGTCAGACGAACCCTGTCAAAGCACTTATCCAGCGGCGTCCCCATCTGATCATAGTGAAGCAAATAGGCGACATTTGCGGCCACCCATCCTATGACAACTCTCGCGTCAACTCCCGCCTGACCCTTATCGGCAACCGCCTCCAGCAGATTGTTCAAGGTGCGCCCTATGATTCCCTCTGCCTCAATTGCATCTGACTTGTTCATCATCCACCCTCCATAAATAACTGCTGGAAGGTCTCATTGGGAGGATTGTCACCAGCCATGCCGGCCTTAATCTGCTGACGAAGCGCGTCGGCTGCGCCATTCAGTGCCGCGTTCGTGTTCTGAGATGGAGAGAGGTACTGAGGAGGCAGACCGAACTCCGTAAACTCTATGTCAAACGTGCAGTAGCCCCCAAGCCTCTCCTCCTCGGTCACCCTGTAGCGAGTGACCACGACGCTCTCTTGAGGCATCGTGGAGAAAATCAAGATGCCTGGCCCCGGCTGCTCCAGCGCCGAGATCAACGCATCCCTACCCACCCGATAGTCATTGTTGTAGAGCCCGAACAAGGCCGGTTCATCCACCGTGACGGGGTACGTAACGCAGTAGGCCCGGACCGTAAATGTCTTCGCTCTCCTGCCCATGTCCTCAGCATAGGGCAGCTCCTTCTTGGGAAACTCATGCTCGACAACGCGCCTGCCACAGTCTCGACTGCTTGCCTCCACGAAGAAGTGGACGAACCTGAACGATGCCGGTATCCAATCGTCACGAAATGGAAGGCTGATGTCCTTGATCGTGCTCATTCGCTGGCCATCGGTCCGGTCTCCGCCGGAGACATCTGAGTGCTTCGCTCTGGGGCAGTCGGCTTGAACAGGCGATCGCCCCCAAGTGTCGCGTCACTGCCGCCGCCCCCACCGATGTCGATGTTGACCTTGCCTGTCGCGTCCACCTTCACCGTCTTAACCGAGCGCTTATCGACCACGCCCCTGTCCGCCGCGACCACTCCTCTGTCTGCCGCGACCATGGCCTCTTGAGCCGCGGCAAAGCGTGCCGCATCCTCATGCGAAAAACTGATCCCACGACGCTCGCCCTTCCAATAATTGTAGATGTCGGTCGAGCCAGGCGCCTTGACCACACCAGGACCCTGCCAGTTGGGGTCACCCACCATCCCCTGATCAGTGCGTCCCTTAATGATGTCACTGCCGCCAACAACTTTACCGAG